TTGTACTGCAAATTGATCTGCGAGACGAACTTCTTACCCTTGGTGGCAGCGCCAGCACCCTTCATATCCATGTGCGTAACGCCCTTGTTGACATCCTTTTCAGGATAGCCATTCTGCCCAGTTGAGTCGGTGTTCGGCTTAATCTTGCCGGGGTTCAGTTCTTTCATGGCACTTACCTCGGGCCAGAGGACTTACGGACCGGGCTGCGCTGGTTCATCACCTTCGCCATGTTCCGACCGTACTTCTTCATTTCGCTGTTGGTCTTGCCACCAGCACGCATCTTCTTCGTACCATGCATGGCACGCTCGTGCTTACCGACTTCTTCCTTTGCGACCTTACGCATACCGTTCTTCATCTCAATCTCCTAAGTCGTTACGACCGTTACAGACCCGACCTGACCGGTCGGAGCCAAAGTGTTGGGGGTCAATGCCACATCAAACGAACTTGCCCCGCCTACCGGGTTCCATCCCCACTGGATCATTCTACTACCACCTGCGCCGTTATTGCCTTCCTCGAAGTAAGACAGGTCAGGGCGAGGGTTCCTAAGCGCCTGCGGATCATCGACTGGGTACAGCCCAAGCGACAACTGCGGCTGATCAGGCTCCCAGCACTCCGGACAGACCAAGATGTTCACGTTCTTGGTCTTGATGACGAGGCTCTTCAATTGTCGCAATTTGTACCGAAAACCGCATCGGTCGCACTCCGCGATAGCATGTTTGCCACTTGCAAACCGATTTGGCATTAGTAGCCACCCAAGAAACTCTGGCGGGGCACAAACCGCACTGCCGCCTTCTCCCGGTCTTCCCCTGCCGCCAAGTCCCAAGCCTCGTCGTACTGGGCTTTCAGGATCTGTGTGCGGACATCTGCACCCGGAATCTTCATGGAGAGCATGTAGGCTAACCCCGCTACCAAGCAGGGCATAAACCGAAACGGGATATCCTGACCGTTAGAACCCACACCGGGATCAAACATCCGCACAAGGCGCGTGTAGACGAGCGTCCAAGTGGTCGTGTTATCAGGCTTCGGCCATACCGTGTACTGCGGGTACACGATGACGTTATCAGCACCCGTGGCTCCAGTACGCCGATTGATCCAGATCTGGATGGGGCGACCCGTCGCGTTCTTGTTTGGGATGGACAGGTAGGTCGAAGAGGAGATACGCGAGATGTTGATGTCCTGTTGATTTGTTCCCGTGCCTGTGCGGATCACATGGTCAAGCAGGTCAACCGTATCGACAGGAAGGTCATACGTGCCTTGGTTGTAGGTTAGGGTCTGCGTGCCCGTCTCAAGCGTCCAAAGGTTAATACCCCGGTTCGCCCAGTCCATGAACAACAAGGCAAGGCTGCGCTTAGAGGTACGGAAGTCATAGCCCGTACGCAACTCAGCCCCACAACGCTCAAAAGCCTCCTCAATGATCGTATTAAGATCAAGGTTGAACTCGGTTGTGGCTGTAGTTTTGTCGGCCATTTACTTTTTATCCTTTACCCGCTTGGCGGTAGCTGCGCGTTTTAGCAGCAATGCCCTTGGGTTGCGCGACGAATTGCTTGCCTTGCGCTTTACCTTTTCGCTTGGCGGCGGTGGTTCGGGCGTACTCAGCAGGGCTGAGAGCTTTAATCGCAGCCTCTGGTAGGTATCTTTCACCCGTGTCAGAAGATCGTTTACCACTTTTCGTTCTCCATTTCTGCTGCCCCCAAGCCTTGAGGGATTGTTGTGGGGCTTTCAATCGCGGTATCCCCCGCCCTTGGCCTTATAGCTCTTGGCAAGCAACTGTGCCTTCCTCGCGCTCCATTTTCCTGCGCCAGTACCCTGCACCGCACGGGACTTGATGGACTTGAAGAGGCTCTCGCGCATACCCGGCTTGGTGTAGTTCCCGGCCTGATTGACCTTGCTCTTCACCTTGCCACCCTCGGCATGACGAATCGGCTCACCCGTACCAATCACGGGCTTGTCGTCCCCACGACGCTTGGCACGGGGGATCTTGCTAGGAGCCATAACACCCATACCACGCGACGGCATCATTAGACAAACTTCCCGCGAGTCTTGCCCTTGACGGCGATGCCATCAGCCCGCTTGGACGCAGAGGAGACGGAGCCGCCAGAAGCGTACTTCTTAACTTTGCCGCCATGCTTGAACACGCCACGCCCCTTGAGAACGTCAGCGCGGGTCACCTTACCGTCGCCGGTCAAGTCAGGCATACCGCCTTTACGGAACGGTTTAGGCTTAACACGCTCATAAGCGTCTTTCGACTGCTTATCTTTCATCGCCTGCTCCTCATCCTCAGCAGCCTGCTCCAACTTCGCATCGGACGAAGAAGCCTCACGCGCCGCAGCCCTGCGACGGCGCTCAGCAGCAGCCGCCTCTTCAGCACGACGCTGGGCCGCAACCTCCTTCAAGAACTCCCGGCGGTCTTCACTATCCGGCGGAGGCATAGCCTCGTTAGGGAGTCGTTTCGCACTCGCCATTAGCACTTACCGCCGTAGGCCATCTTGACCATCTTGCCCTTGGTCTTGCCCTTGCTGGCAACGCCGTCAGCACGGCTCGAAGCGGAGCCGCCCTTAGAATAGGCCATACCGCCCATATTCATGCCCTTCTTCATGCCACGCATCTCAGCCATCTCGTGCTTGAGCATCGACTTCGGAGCGCCCTTCTTCTTCATGAACGACACTTCCTTCTTCATCATAGCCTTGGACTCTTTCATTTCAATTTACTCCTGAATTTACGACCTTTGTCGGCCTTGGTAAATTCCTTCGCCACCTTGGTCGGGACCCCGACTTTTTTAGCGAAGGTTGGATTATGGGCGGCTGCCCGCATCAGATTTGCCTGTGCTTTGGACTTGCTTGGCATCTCAGCACTTCCATGCCCTGAGCGACTTGTTGATCCGGCTATCAGGGTCGTTAGCCGTCTTGGCGCTCGTGAGCTTGCGCTTCATCCCAGACATCCGGGCACAGAATGATTTCTTACGAGCGCCGCCTTCCGGCTGAGGACGCTTTAGACCCGGCTTACCGGGGTTGGCACGGTTATAAGAAGCCCGACCTTTGGCATTCAAGCCGCCAGCCGGGTTCTTGCCTTCTTTCCGTTGCCAAGCAGGGGTCTTAGCCATAAATCACCATCGTCGAGATAACGGCTGACGGGACGATGTAGATGCTGGTCTGGAAAAGCAGACCCTCACCGGGCAACAGCACGTAGTCCGGCGCAGTGGAACTCGCCTTGGTGTTCACTGCAATCTTGACCGGGCCGCTTGCCCCACCGTCATAGAACGTCACGGTGCCTGCGCCGCTATCTGGGACGATGTAAATCGCCTTTACACGAGAGCGACCAATAACAAGGCTATTTTGATCCAGCATGTCGCCAGCAGAAGTGGCGACCTTACTAGCAAGGACATCTGTTTGCATACCCATCCTAAGTCTCCTGTAATGAATGAAGGGGGCTTACCGCCCCCCTACGAAATCCTTACGGGACGAGACTGGCGTACAGACCGATGTAAAGCGTGGTGCTACCGATGAGAACCGGGATGCGTCCGGACTGAACCGACACCGTGCCCGAAACCGAACCCGTGGTCAGCGTGGTGCTGCCAATGGTGAGCGTGGTGCAAAGCAGGTTGGTAATGACAGCCGAGTCAGAGGCGACAACGCCAGAGAAACCATTCTGCGAAACAACCGGGCCGGAAAAAGTAGTAGTAGCCATTAAAATACTCCTTACATGCAAGTAGCGTAGCAGTCTGCATGTCGTCAGCCGGGCCTGTCTGCTACGCTAAAATTACCCCGGAACGTACACTGTATACGCCGTATCCAAAGGGGTGTCAACAACCTGATTTGACTTGGCAAGGTTCTCTTCGCGGGTAATGACGCGCAGGTTCCAAGGGACGTGGAGGCCACATACAAATTCAGAGCGGAGGGGGACAATATGGTCCACAACGTACTGCTCCCCGGTGGTCTTGGTCATCGTCATGGCGATCTGATAAAGCTGCCGAATCTCGCTCTTCTGCCTACGAGTAAGCCACTTGGGGGTTGCTATGCGGTGTTTGCGCCGCCGGGCTTTGGTGTCGGCACGGACCCAGAGTTGATTACGGTCTTTCCACGCCTTCTGGTATTTCCTTTTTTCCGATAAAGGCCGGGCCTGCGCCCGAGCAATTACTGCACCACGGTTTTTCTCGTAGTACTCCCGCTTAGCTTGTTTGGCTATTTCGGACCGGTTGTACTGCCGGAAGTACTCCGCACGGGTTACGTTTCTTTTCTCCGAGTCAACC